TGCAGGAAGACCTGCCGGCCAACGACGTCATCTATGTGCCCAACACCGCACAAGTGAATAACATCAGCCAGACCCTCGGTGAGTTGGAACTGAGTGCAGCGCGCAAGCTGTCGGTGGCAGACATCAGCCGCTTCACCGGCGTGCCGAAAGCCCTGCTCTCCGACGACACCAACTCGACCTATAAGACACCCGAGGCGGCGATGCTGGACTTCTTCAACTCGTGCATCGCTCCGCAGATCGAGCAGGACGAGGCGGAGTTCAACCGCAAGCTGCTCGGATTCGAGGGCTTCGGTCTGCACCGCTTCCACCTGTGCGAGGATCAACTGTTCCGGCTTGACCGTCAGGCACAAGCCCTGTGGAACAAAAACCGCATGGAGACGGGTGTGGTCAGCATCAACGAACTGCGCGCCGAGATGGAGATGGATCCGATCGCGGAAGGTGGCGACGACCACTACGTATCGGCCAACTACATCAAGGCAGGCAGTCCTAAACTGTCAGGCGAGACGGCTGCAACACCGCCGCCGTCAGACCCTGACGACAAGAAGAAAGGAGGCGCATCATGACGAACGAGCAACAGACGCAAGAGAGTCCGCTGAAGATCGTGACCATTGCGGAGATCAAAGCCAATGCCCGCATCGAAGGCGATGCCGAGGACAAACTGATCGAGTCCAAAGGCGAAGCGGCTGAGACGGCGGTGCTCAATCTTATCGACCGAACCTATGAGGACATCATCGCGGAGTTCGGCAGGATCCCGGCACCGATACATGAAGCCGTTCTCATGTACGCCAACCACCTCTACGAGCACCGAGGACTGCTCAACCCGACTGCCCTCTATAACATCCCCTACAGCATCGACGCGATGCTCAAACCCTACATTCGCTACTGATATGACCGGCTACACTTCTGGAATACTCAAGGACCGCGTGACCATCATCACGCCTTCGACCTACCAAGACGGGCCCTATGGCCGTCAGGAAGTGCCGGGCAGTCAGTTCGAGCGATGGGCGGCAGTGGACTGGGCACGAGGCACCAAGGCGATGCGGGAAGGTACGCTCGACGCATACGACACCATTATGATCCGTATGCGGTACGATGAGCAGGTGACCCGTGACTGCATAGTCATCTACAACGGCACCACCTACCGCATCCAGTCCTTCCACCCGGACAAAAAGGCGGCCACCATTCAGATCACCGCCACAGAATTGCAGAGATAACCCCTGCAAGTAAATAACCGATATATAGAAACACCCTACAACAATGAAAATCGAAGACATTAGATTGCATAAGCGTGAGATCTTCACGCCGAACAGCGTCCAACTCCGTGAGGCTGACAACCAAGACAGCCCCATCAGCGGAGTGGCAATCGTGACCGACAGCGAGACCGTCCTCTATGAAGACGACCGCGAGCGTGTCATTGAGTCAATCGCACCGTCGTGTCTGGCCGAGGATTTTATCCGCGAGCAAGACATCAAACTAAACCTGCTCCACGAGCGCAGCAAGTCCTTTGCCCGGACTCCCAAGAGTCTCCGGGTGGCTGTGGAGAAAGACGGTCTGCATTTCGAGGCAGATGTGCCCGATTGCGACCTCGGCAAACAAGCCCGTGCGCTCATCGCCAACGGTACCTACACCGGGTGCAGTTTTGAGTTCTGGCCGCAAGACTATACCGTCACCGAGCGTGAAGGTAAGGACGGCAAGAACGAGGTCGTGATCCGTCACACTAAGTTCGAGGCCATCGACGCTCTTACGATTGCCATGTCTCCTGCATACAAAGAGACTTCGGTCTCCGCCCGTGAGTTGCTTGACGAGTTCCGCAAGGACCGTGAGGCAGCTGCACAGGCGCAAGCAGCGCAAGAGGCAGCACAACGCGAGGCAGATGAAGCCGCTGCAAAGGCCGCCGCTCAACGTGAGCAGGACGCCCGTGATCGTGAAATAGCAATTCTCCAGATGAAGTCGGAGATGCTCAATATTCAATAATTCATTAACCCCTTCTAACAGTTAAAAGGAAATGAAAACTTTACAAGAATTGAAAGCCCGCCGTGAGGTGATCCTTGCGGAGCTGGGTAACTTCCAAGGCCGCGAACTCACCGCGGAAGAGAGTGCACAATTCCGTGCTCTGAAAGACGAGTTCGATCAGAACCTCCGCGAGGTAGCCAGCATCAACGCTGACGCAGCATCTCGTGAGAACACACCTGCCAAAACCAACGCTGACCTGCTCCGCGAGCAGATGAGAGAGTTGCGTGAAGGCCAGCGTCGTGAGATCACGCTTGCTACGAACATCGCCAACTCCGGCGCAATCGTGGAGAAAATCAACCCGGTCATCGAGACCCGCAACGAGGGTCTGAACCTGCCTGCCGCTGTGTCCGTGACCAACGGTGTCGTAGGTGACGAGGTATGGCCGACGTCTATCAACGATGCAGACCTCCAAGAGGTTGGCGAGAACGAGGAACTGACCGACCAAGGTCTCGACTTTGGGAAGGTGACCCCGCTCGTTAAGCGTTGCGGTCTGCCCATCCCGGTCAGCAACGCTGCCATCGACGAGGCTGCGTTCGACCTCGAAGGCTTCGTCGGCAAGAAGATCAACACGGCAAAACGCCGCTATGTAGGCCGTAAGGTTTACTCGCAGGCTGCGTGGGGTGAGGGTAACATCTGCGGTCCGTTCTCGGGTCTGACCCCGAAGGGCACCATCGTTTGCGACGGTGCAGACACCGCTGCCAAGATCCTCGAAGCAGTTGCTGAGTTCACCGACAAGGGTCTCGACCCGCAGGCTGACGGTCTCTGCATCGTCATCGACGCAGTCACCGAGGCTAAGCTGAAAGTCACCCCGATCGTGTACGGCGAAAGCGCAGGCATGGTCATCTCTGGTGGCAAGCTGTTGGGCTACGACTACATCGTAAGCCACTACATCAACACCAAGTTGAACCCGGCCAAGACGAAACTCGTTTCGACCAAGGATCGCTTCCTCGGTATCGGTTTCTTCTCCTTCCTGAGCGTACAGCAACACGGAACCGAGCGTCTTGCGATTGATAGCAACAGCAAGGCCGTTGCTCTTAAGAACCAGACGGCCTTCGTGCTCAACACTCGCTACTCCATTACGGATCTCTCGAAAGAGTTGCGTGATGCTGATGGCAACAAGATCGCAGCCTTCGCGCTGTACAAGTTGAGCAACGTCGCAGGTGGCAGCTCCAGCAACTAAGAGTCCAGACGCATAGGAGATCCCCGGAGGGAGTTGAAAGCCCCTCCGCTCCTACGCCAAGGAATCAGTAAACAATCAATCATCAGATAGGCATGAGTCTCCAGATAGGCAAAGCATTCATATCCGCACTGCGTAGCAACTCCGACCTGCTCCGGGTGCTCGGCGGCCAAGGCAAAAACCTTGACGGCGCACGCATCTTCTCCGTCGCTCGACCGCAGGAAGATGAGAACAAGGACAAAATCCCCTACCTCATCATTCAACCCCAAGGCCTCACCGCACAAACGGACAAGGACGGCTACGAGGAAGGCGACAACGACACCGTCAGCATCCTCATCGTAGCGGCTGAGTACGAAGACCTGATCAACCTCTCCCAGATGGTACGCGACACGATCGCTGCCATGCTGGTCGAGGAACACGACGGTTTCCAGATCGACGACTACGCCCTCAGTGTCGGACCTACGCAGATGGATGTGCAAAAGCCCTGCTACTTCCATGAGTTCACCTATCAAACTAACACTCAAAATACAGAACAGTCATGAAAATCAAAGGCCAAAATCTCCGATTCTCGGTAACCGCGAACGGAGTGAAGACGTACTTTGCTGCATCGACCAGCTGCCAACTCCACGTAGCTGCTGACCTTGAGGATTCGTCCACCAAGGACTCCGCAGACGGCATGTGGAAGGAGCAGGAATGTGTGGGCTTGTCTTGGGACGGTTCCGTCGATGTCAATGTCATCGAGGATGCTCTGGATAACGCGCTGCAAGCACTCCAAGTGCCGACGCTCGTCGGTCAGACGGTGGATGTCGAACTCGACCTCACCAGCGGATTGCAGAACCGCGTGCTCACCAAGGGCTACTACGCCGGCAAAGCGATCATCAACGACTTCTCGCTCACCGCTGGCAACCGTGCGCAAAGCACCGCAAGCGTACAGTTCCAAGGCGTCGGTGCACTCACCCAAGTGCCCGCACCCAGCGGATCCAGCGACAGCTAAACCTCTTCGGAGGAGCTCTCATGTTGCGGAGAGGGACGGACAAGTGCCGTCCTTCTCTTTTTTATGATAAAATTGCCGATTTTTAAGAATACTTGCTCATGTCCCGATTTTTTCGTACCTTTGCGGCCGCAAATTTTTGAAGCAATGAAAAAGACACTATTCCTCTGTGCCCTCGTGGCCGTTCTTTTTGCCTGCAAGTCCAAAGACGAACCGCAGGCCAAGCAGCAAGTGACATTCAAGGTGACCGCCTTCGAGCAGACCACCGATCCGATGAACAGCCCGCGCAAGGCTCCGCAAAGCACCATCCTCGATGATGAAGGCGGCGTCGCCCTCACCGATCTCTATGTCTTCGACGGCAGCACGCAGGTCGCGCACCAAGTCTATGACGACGACCATGACGCCTTCGGTACCGTGACGCTGAACCTCACGCACGGCAATCACAACCTGTCCTTCATCTGCACCCGTTCCACCGGGATCACCGTCGAGAACGGCGTGATGACCATGGGAGGCATCCGTCCGACATTCGGCAAACTGCTCGCACTCAACGTCACCGGCAGCACCGCTGCGCAGAACCTGACGCTGGATCGTATCAGCGGTATGCTGTCTATCACCATCAACGATGCGTTCCCGGCAACCGCCAACGAAATCGAGTTCGTGATGGAAAACAAATACAGTCAGATCAACGTCGCCAGCCTGCTGGGTGTGAACGGCGAGGAGTGGTCGCAGAAGGTATCGTGTACCGCCAAGGTCGGTCAGTCCGGCGTGCAATATAACTTCAACACCATCTGCCCGAGCCTGACGGACGAGTACACCTCCGACCTGACGATTAACATCTACAACGCAGGCGGTTCGGTCATCTACAGCGTCACCATCGAGGATGTACGGCTGGCTTCCAACACCAAGACCATGCTGTCCGGCAACCTCTTCACCTCCCCCTCCGCATCCGTTTCTGTCAGCCATACATGGAACACGAACATCGTCGGTACGTGGTAAGTCAGACCCATGTCGAGCCGCTTGAACCGCAACATATCCTCTGCGCCAGCACGACGGCTGTTACGTTTAGCGTTACTGTCAAGCCTACTTGGTCTGACCAGTCTG